TAGATGATGAAGGACAGCCAGTACAACTTCGCAACCAAAAAGGAGAATTACAGTTTGAAAGTGATGGTGTAACTCCTATTTATGCGCAAGTTACTTTAGCGGAATTAGACCCTGCTGACCCAAGATACAAGCAAGCATATAACGAATTTATATATAAAGATGCAAAATTAGGAATTTTTGAACATAACAATTTGCAACCACAAATTTTGCAACACAGAATGAATGACAGAGCAAGTCAAACAAAAACTTATTTAGAAAACACTACACAATTAGGGCAAGCAGAAATAGTTTCTAACATTAATTTACTTGAAAATGCTAATCAAACGCCTAGTCAATTAAATGAACAAATTGGAAAGATTGTAGCAAACGTAAGGAAGTTAGGGCTTTCAAAAGATTCAGAAGCAAATATGTATAAATTACTTTGGGAGACTTTGGCTCGTAATCCTTTGTATAAAAATTTAGATGCCGACTCTCTTTATGAAGAATTTAGTAAGTTAGCTCTTGGTACAGAAGATTTTATGGGAATTGCTATTGGTCCAGAAAACAGTAGATGGGAAATTATAGACGGAAAAACAAGAATTAGGCCAGAATTTGCCTGGATCAATAGTCTTGGAGGTAAAAATTATTTAAGAGGCATAGTTGAAACCATTGTTAGAGATAGAGACAATTTAAACAAAGCTGACAAAACTTCGTTAGAAACTAAATTTTCAACAGATTTAGTAGAAGGAATTGATGATTTAACAATTGAAGTTAATGGAGAAGAAGTAAAATTAAAAGACGCTTTAATTACATACGATAGTGAAGGTACTCCAGGAGTAGTTCAAGCGGACTCTAATGTAAGACTTGGCTACAAAAAAGCAAGAACTTTAATTGAAGAAAATTACAAAAGATTATCAGAAGAAATACAAAATTCATCTTTATCTCCAAGCGAAAAATACAGCCAACAGGAAGCCTTAGATAAACAAAGAAAACTTGCTTTAGTAAATTTAGGCTATGGCTTAACTGGTACAGAATTTGCTAATGACGTTAAGGTGCTAGAAACAGAATTAAATCAATGTATTCGTAGTGGCAAAAAAAATTCTAAACAATGTCGAATTTTTATGGCTAACTATAGCAATATGAATGGAATTTATGGAGATACTTTAGTTAACAATTATGGTAGAACTAAAAACATGATTGTTAAATATAATGAGCTAGTAAAAGGCGAAGTAAAAAATGCAATAGATGGCGCTACTGACGAATTAAAATTTAAGTTTGACAAGGCAGTAGAAGATCGTAACCCTGCTTTAAAAACAGAGGGATATGCAGAATGGAATACTTACGAAGATGAATTTGACGCATATCTTACTGAGCTGTATAGCGACATGGTAACTGCTTCTAAAGACGGACAAGTTAGTGCAAAAGATTTGGTGGAAAGAGTGGAGAAAGATATAGCAAATGGCACGTTTGCAAAAAGAATGAAAGAAGAATATGGAATAGATGTAGATAATAGTCTTGGTAAAAGTTTCTTTTATCCTTCAGATACTAACGAAAATGGATTTAAAGAGAATTATGGTCCTGTAAATGGAAGCAATAAAAACTTCGTAAGTAAATTAGATAAAATTAATGTTAATGAAATAATGCCTGGTTCAGATAATTACGAATTTGTAAATCACTTAAATTCTCCTAATCCATATCTTTTAAATAGTAAAGGTGCTGTTCAGTTTGTAAAAAATATTTTATTTAGTGGAGAGACTACTTATGATGACATTAACCTTTACAGGCAACTACTTAATCCAGAAAGTGAAGCATACAAAGAGCTGTTAGAACAAAAAGGAGAGAATTGGTTAAAGAAAGAAATTAATAAACAAACAAAAAAATTTGATAATTCTTTTAAAAAATCGCAAAAAGGATTAGAAGTTTTATTTGAACTAGGTCAAGTTTCTACTGTATATAATGGTAGGTTTGGAGATTTAATTAACGATCAAGTTAGAGGTTCTATTCTTACAAACTCTGAATACTCCGAGGCTATTACCACACATAGTACAAATCCTCCAACTTTTAGTATTAACTGGAGTCATCCATCTATTCCCAAAGAACTACAAAATTGGGGAGAAATACAACCATTCTTAGAGACTTTAAATGGATTGGAGACATACGCAGAAGTATTAGATAAGATAGAGGCATGGCAAATAAGTGGAGTCTTAGGAAATTAGATGACAGACAGTTTACTAGACGCAGCTAACCCAGGTGGCAATGAAGAAGCGCTTATAGCCAGCTCTAAATATCTTGAAAAATTTGACCAACTTAAAAGAAATCAGCTTGGCAATGAAAATTATAATGAAGATAATAAAACTTTAATTGATGAAACTACCGAGGTAGAGCCAAGTAATTATAATCCAGAGGTTATAAATAAAGATCAGATAGAGTCAGATCAATATTATAAAGAAAAATTCCAAGAGCCAGGGCGAAAAGATACTAAAACATCTACACCATTTTTAGGCTTATACGACAAGTTAAATATTTTTACTAAAGATTACGGAGGCGAATATGCGCCAGAAGAATTAAGAGGACAACATAGATTAAGAAATAGCATAGGAGATCTTTTTCGTATAGCGGATAGAGGTGTTATTAGTGGTACTGTCGGGTTAACTAATACTGTTAATGACGCATTAAGACAGGATATGCCTGGCTTTATGGCCGAAATGTTATCAGGAGATCCAGTAGGCGCAACAGCTTTATCAATAAAGGCAATGAAAGCTGGAATAGATAAAAAAAGTTTTAATGCTTTTCTTAAGGAATTAGGTGGCAAAAAAGCCAGAATGAGCATTTTAGAAGCTATGGAAACTGGCGCAATGAGGTCTAGCCCTAACACGTTGTTTAAAGATTTGATGGAAGGGGAAGATCCTTTTGCGGTTAAAGATATTCCAGCATACGACCCTATGGATGGTTCAGACAGATTGAGTGGAGAGAACTGGGGTTTATTAATGGGCGAAGGCAAGTCTATGGATGAAATTGTTGGTGGTTTTCCAGTAAGAGATACAGGCAGACCAGTAGCAGATTTTTCAGTTACGTTTGCTGGAGAAGCAGCTCCTTTCTTTTTAACTTTTGCTGCTGCTAAATTTTTAACTCCAGGACTTCCAGATGAATATGTATATGCAGCTAAAGTATTTAATCAAGCAAAAGCTGGATCTCCACAATTTGCTAGGGCAGTTGCTTGGATGACAGGCAATATGCCAAGAGTAAGTAAAGTTTCAAAATTTCTTATTAAAGAAGGAATACAAGGAGCAAGAAATTCTCTTATAGCTGAGACATTGATAGGCGACCCATATCAACCTTCTTTAGCAGATAATTTATTACCAGACGCTATAAACAATAACGGAAGGCTAGAAGATAACTATATTGAAGCAAAATTAAAATCTATATTTGTTAATGAAATTATTAATGGCATACCTATGGGAATTGCTTTTGGTGTCGGTGGTAAAGCAATATCAACCCCAACAAAATTCGGAATTGGATTTACAAAAGGAACTTTTCCAGGACTTAATCCAGGCAGATATTCTCAGATGTCTTTATTGGATAACAGTATAAATGCAAAAACAGCGCAAGACTACGGATATTCTTTAGCAAAAAATACACTAGCTTCTCTTATAGATACAACACAAGCAAGAGTTATAGAGCCATTAGTTACTTATTTAGCAAAATGGAAATTAGCTAATGCTGCTATAGATAACGCATATCGCATCAGAAAGGAATTAGAAGCTAGAAATTTTTATGAAAAAACACAAAAAGAATTATTAGAGAAAGATGAATTAGAAGCAAAAACTAAGATAGAAAAACCTGAGGAAGTAGATGCTGAAATACCAGAACTTAATGACGACAATACAACAACAAATAGAATAAAAATAAATAATCCAGAAGCAAAAACTAAGAAAGATATACAGGAACATTATGGTCAATACCAAAGAAAACCAGAATGGGAAACAGGATATACAGAGCAGCAAAAAATTGATTTAGAAAAAGAAGCTATAAAAGCAGAAAAGATAGCTAAGAAAAAAATGGAAGAGCTTGGAAATGCTGCTAAAGACTTACAAACAGAAAATAATATACAAGCGCAAATTAGACCTGACGAAGATAGAACTTTTAGTAATGAACTAGGTCAAAGTGTTGGCTTGGCTGCTCCATTAAGTAGCGAAATTTCTAAATTAAAACTTTCAGATATAATTGTCAGACCAGATATATTTCAACCAAAGGCGGAAGGTAAACTTAGTAAAAAAGGAATTAGCGGATCTTTAAGAGACGTAGAAGTTTTTGATCCTATGTTGGCAGATTTGTTGTCAGTATGGAGAGACACAACAGGAGAACTTGGAGAGGTCGGCAAAATCTATGTTGTTGATGGTCACAACAGGCTCGACCTCGCCCAAAGATCAGGAATAGGAGAAATAGATGTTCGATTTATCCAAGCTGGAACTGTAAAAGAGGCGCAACAAATTGCAGTATTAAGAAACCTTGCTCAAAGTACAACAGGAGGAAAGCTAACATCATTAGACGTTGCCAAGTATATGCAGAGTTCTGGCGACACTTTAGAAGATTTAGCGACAAAAGGAATAACTTTAACAAGTAAAGAAATGATAGAAGGTAATCAATTAGCAAGATTGCCTAAATATTTATTAGACAAAGTTAGCTCTGGAGAATTGCCATTTAGTAAAGGCGTAGCGTTAGGTTCTGTAGAAGGAGCTAGTGAAACATCAATTAATTTTGTTTATAACAAATACGCTAAAAATCCTAAGTTTAGTGGAGACAGAATAAGACAGATAATGCTGGCATCTACTAGGACAGTAGAAACTGTTACGGAAGGAACTTTACCTGGACTAGAAAAATGGTCAATGGAAAATAACTTACCAGAAATAACAGCTATTGCTGAACAATTTTTAAAAGAACTAAGAATAAAAATTAGTGGATTAAAGGCAGTAACGCAAAAAAATAAAAAGGCTGCTATCGAGCAAATAAAAGGCAATAAAATAGCTTATGACGAATCAATAGATAAAAAATTAGAAGCGGAAAAAGCTGTTGCAAGGTTTGAAGAATTAGCCTATTCAGTTTCAGATACAAACGCTTTAATAAATGATCTAGCAGCACAAATGAAAACTGGTCCAATATCAGCAACTATGTTGGTAAAGGATAATTTTGATCTCATAATGACAACTATGAGACAAGATGATGCTCCTTTAACTAAGGTCGCATCTGAACCAGTAAGGGTGCAAAGCGAAGTTGATGCTAAGTTAAACGCAAAGGCACAAAATATATTAAACAACGAAAGACCTGATCCTATTCCAGATAAAGAAATAGACAAAGTTGTTAATGAACAACCAGAACTTGATACATATTCAGATAAGTCTATAAAAGATATTAAAGAAGAATTAAAAGCTAACAATGGATCTTTAAATAAGAACCATTCAAAAATTGGAGAAGTCCTTAAAGCTAGTCAAACAACTGCAAAAAGAAAAACTTTTCCATATACAACTGATGGCGGTTACACATTTAATACTGCTCAGGAACTAAATGATATAAGTTTTGACTTGATGTTCCCAACCTTAAAAGGTAAATACCCTAATTTAGATTTTAGTTCTACTAGATGGGCTGGATCAGCAAAGCCTAGATATGGTCAGTACACACTTGAGTTTGCTAATGATATTGATAAAGCTATTTATATTACAGGTAATAGATGGAAAGGAAAGTCTAAAAAAGATGCTGAATTTAATGCTTTCTTAGAAGAACTTGGGATTAGTTCTGGAGCAAGACATAAAGCATATATGAGGATGAAGGAAGGATTAAAAGTTGCAAGTCCTAAAAATGGAGTTATTTCTGTAAAAAATACAATGGCTTATGCAGACATAATGTTAGAGCCAATACAAAAGAAAACTTATGTAGATGCAGATGGCAAAGTAAAAATGAAAAATACCTACGTTGATGGTCGTGGGTATGTACAAAAAGACCCTAGAGTTGATGATGCAGACTTTGAATTAGATTCAGATTTACGAGACATAGAAAGAGAAAATATCAGAAAAGCAAACAAAAAACTCCAGGATAAATACAACCAAGAATACAAAGATTCGACTAACCCTAAGAATTTTGATCCGCTTGATCCTAAAAATGACGAGCAATTGGAGTTTGCTTTAGAAGATGATTTATACACAAACATGGGTAACGATCATGTATATGTAGATACTTTACTTACGGAGCAGCAAGCGCAAGAATTAGTAGATGTAGCTAGAGAAATAGCTGGCGCAAATGTTCAAAACTTACGTCTTGTTGATGCTATAGAACCCAAGATAACTGCAAAATCAGCAGCAGCTTATGGCTTCCCCGAATCTGCAATAGGTAAAACTGGCAGAGCTAAAGGTGTATTTAAGTTTGGATCAACCCCTGCAAAAGATTTAATTATTCTTGCAATGACTTTTAAAGGTCATTTTCAAGACTTTGGATCAATGATGCAGACATTGAGACATGAATCATTCCATAGAATACAAGATAGATATTTGACTCTTAAAGAGCAAAGATTATTAGATAGTCCAGCAGTTGATAAAAAATTAAGAGAAATAGTTGCATCTTTCTATCCTAGACATCAATCTCTTTTATATGGTCCTAAAAGAATGAGTGAAAGAGAAGTCCAGGCTTTTGCTTTCTCAGTATTCGATCAGCTTGACTATGCTAAAAAACCTACATGGTTACAACCATTTGAAAAACTTAAGGAGATTGCCGAGAAAATAAACAACAAACTTAATGGGTTCGGTTTTAAATCATATAAAGAAATTTTTAGAGACGCACAGGAAGGAAGATTAGCGACAAGAACTCCCAGACCTTTCCGTTACGCTAAAAATACACCAGGAAATACAGCTCCAGAACCAGCAAGTTTTGAGTTAGATCCAGATGAATTTGTTGGAAATTTAGAGGCCATAAAGACAGCTATTCGTGATGGAGATATGAGCATTGAAGAAGCAATGACAGGTTTGTATAGAAGATTAATTAATAGAAGGCAAAATCCCGAAGGCAAAGTTTATATTCCTACCGATCAAGTCGATCTTATTGCAAACAATAAAGCTATAGAAAATACTTTATTTGAGCAAATTGGTAGTAGAGAAGATGCTACAAATGTACCTTCATTTAATGTAGAAGAAATTACCAGGCTTGCATCTAGGGTTGTTGCAGAAAATGGTTACAGAACAGAAGAAATATTTAATTTACATAAACAAGCTATGAATGGAGATTCAAATGCTTTACAAAGACAAGTTGCCCAGGCTGCTGTCATATTACAAAGAGACGCACAGGTTATGCAGATGCAACAAGTAGCGCTAGATGTGAAAATGAATCCACAAGATGTAACTTCAAAAAGATTGTTAATAAGTTTATGGGAAGATGCAATGAAAATAAGTACAGCTATAGCTCAGGTTAATAGACCTTCGGCTCAGTATTTAAGGATGCAACAAATGGATTTTCTTGGTAAGCAAGAATTGTTTATTGAGCCTTACGCAAAGATCGAAATACAAGAACCAAAGTTAGGAGCTGGCGGTAAAGCCTTAAACGAAGGAGTTGAAAAAGGCGGAATGGTTGAAGATAAGGGACTTGGTAAAGGTACATACTTTAAGTCAGTTAGTGAAGGTCGTGAGCCTGGAGTTACAGGAGGTGTAATTGAAGGTCAAGTGCCAGCAACTATGCTTATCTTGGATTTAACATCACAAAACAAAACTTTATCTCAACTATTTAAAGAGCTTGATGTTGAAGGAGTTGGTGCAGTACAAGGAGAGAAATTAACTGACAAACAAAAATCAGTATTATTCGATTATTTAGCTAAGAAAAAATATCAAGGGGTAAGACTTGATGGATTTGAACTTGGACAGCAGGGAGATATGATTTATGTTCCAGACTCAAACCAGGCAAATATAATAATTAATTCAAAAGCTGCGGAAGTTGAAGGACAGGATATGCCATACCAGGCTTCTATTCCAGGATCATTTGAGAAAGCTGTACTAGAACAAGAAGATATATTTAAAAACTTAATGGACAAAAAAGATTACGACTCAATTATGAATGGAAAGCCAACTCCAGAGGCGCAAGCTATTTTAGATGTCATTGCAGAAAGTTTATATCTTTATAGAGATAGAACAGCATCATTTGATAATTTTATGAGTCATTTTGCTAAGGGTTTAGATACTGTATATACTGGCAAATTAGTGCAAGAAAAAATAGCTGCTGTTGCAAGAAATGGCATTTTCTTAAATAGTTCCACTTTAGGAAAAGTTTTAGGCGGTAGTTTATTTAGAGCAATGACTTTGCCATATTCGCAGTATATGGGTGCTGGTTATACAAAGAGAAAAGCGTTAAAAGCTGGAGATATGGAAGGAGCAAAAATGGCAGAAATGAGGCAAAAATTAAATTTAGCAATGTATTTAAAAATGTTTGTTGGTACGCAAAACAGTTTTAGACTTGCTTTATCAGCTATAAAACATGACGAAGTTTTTGGAAATATCAACAAAGGCTATATGGAAAATAGTACATACTCGCCATTAAGCAAAAACAAAGCGCCAAAAATAAGAAGATTCGATATGTATAGCCAGCAAGATATAGAAGGAGAAGCGCAAAGAATGTTAGGTAAAGATAGAAAAGTCCCTAAAAGATATACAACTGCAACAACAAACCCTGTAATTTTAATGGCTCACTATGTTACTAAAGGCATAAAAGGAGTTGCTAGAGGAGGTGGAATTGTATTGGGTTCTGGAGCTTCAAGGTTAATGAGTGGCTTAGACACATTTATCGGTATGTCTGTTGCGCCAGCTTACGAATACGCCAGGCTTATGGAACAAGAACTTTTCTTAAAGATGAAAGCTGGTTTCGATATGAACGATCCAAGAGTTTTTGCAGAAGCGCAAAAGAAAACGGAAGCTGCATTAACCAGGGCAATGGCTGACGTTGAAATGCCAGATGGTTCAGTAATAAAAGGCGGATTTATGGATAGTACTCATGCTAGACAGGCTATTGATTATGTAAACTTTACTGACGACATTAAGGTAGATAGAAATAAAAGAACAATGGAATACGGAATAAGAAGGGCGCAAGAGCTTGGATATACAGAGCCAGAAGATATATTAGAATTTGCCGAAACTTACATAAGAGACGTAGATGAAAATAATTTGGATTACTTTACAGATGCTAGTCAACCTACCGCACCTAGTTTCTTGGGTCTTGGCGGACAAGAAAACGGATTAGATAGGCTAGGACAAACACTTTTAAATGCGCCCTCGAAAGGTGTTAAAGATTTAACCAGGGCTGCGCCTATCATGGGAGTCGTTTTTCCTACAAACAGAACGCCTCTTAACCTTGTTAAATCAGCTTTACGTCATCTACCTTTACCAACAAATAGAATAGTTGACTCGTATTGGAGAGATATTACATCTGAAGATTTATTCCAAAGAGAAAGAGCTTTAGGAGAAATAGCTACTTCTCAAACATTATTTGCTGTAGGTGTAGGAGCTGTAGCTACAGGATTGGTTGAGTTTAGTGGTCCAGATCCAAGTAATCCAAATAGAAGGGAGCTAAATAGAGGTATGCACAGACCTCCAAACGCAGTAAGATTTAGATTACCAGGATCGCATGAATGGTCGCATTGGTATAGCTTGGATATGTTTGATACAGCTAGTTTTATTTTTGGAGCTATAGGTGGTTATGTTGACGCTATAAAAAGGATGCCACAAGACGAGGCTTTTGATTCAGCTTTTGATTCACAAGAGGAAATGAATTATAGCGATACATTGCAAGAAGGATTTATCCTGGCTAATGCTCATGTTTTTAGAACTTTTGATGATTTTGACCAGGCGAAAAACGCTGCTGGAACTATGGGTAGAGCATTGCTATCAACTGTTAAAGAAAATACTGTAGGTTATTTCAGAAAAAGTGTAATGGCTAATGTTGGTAACTTTATGGATTTAATACAAGAATTAAGTAAAGATGACTTAGGTAGTAAAAGGTATGGACAAACAGGAAAAAGAAATTTATTTGAAATGACTTTAGCTAGATTTGTAAAGATGCCACTTGCTCAGTTAAGAACAACCAAGATAGGGTTCGATAATAAGAGGTATATGATAAAAGAACATACCGACCAGGACGGAAAAAGGTTGCCAATAAGTTTTGCTGTTGATCTCTATAGAGAAATACTTTCTAGTGTTCCAGGATTTCAAACTGATCCAGAAAGAGCAGTAGTTGAACTTGATCCTATATTTGGAGAGCCATTAGTATATGACTATGCTTTTGGTGCAGAAAAAATAAAAAATCCTTTATTAAGAGCTTTAGTAATGAACATACATCCTTTAGCAATGTTTAGACCAACTAAAGAAAGAAACGGAATTATATACAAAGAATTATCAAGGTTACATGGAGAGGGAGCATATCCAAGATTTAGCACTAAAAACAGTTTAGCTATTCCAGGATATGTAATGTCTAATCAAGAGCTAATGGAATTTAGAAAAATAATGACTAAAGAAGTTACAAATTCAGAAGGACTTACTTTATCTCAAAAACTTGAACAATATTTTAGATCAGATGGATATAAGAGTTTACCTGATTATGACCCTAAACTTAATGCAGATGGTTTGCCAGCAGACGCAATATTAAACTCTAAAACTCTATATAAGCTAACAGCAGTAAAAGCTATAATAGATGAATATAGAGAAGCAGCTAGAGAGATAATGAAAAAAAGATACCCACATTTACAGCATTTAGACAACTTAAATGTTATAAAGAATAAAAAGGTAAGCCAAGCAAGAAAAGATTTCCCAAATCAAATCGAAGCATGGCGATCTATAGTAAACACAGACGTTAGGACAGGTTAATGCCTTTTGCTCAATTTCAAGGTTCTGGAGACGGAACTACAAGACAATTTCAAATTCCTTTTCCATACGTTAAAAAGGATCACATTATTGTATCTTTAAACCAAATAGCTAATACTAATTTTGTATATATAAACGACACTACTATTGAGTTTGCACCTCTTAATTCTGTAGCAACTAACGAGCAAGAAACTACAGGCGCACCGAAAACAGGAATAGAAATATTAATTAGTAGAGAAACTCCATTGCTTAATGCCCTGGTGGATTTTGTAGATGGTTCGACATTAACAGCTAGTGACCTCGATACTGCTGTATTGCAGTTATTGTATGGACTCCAGGAAGCAAAAGATGATACTGACGCTGGTATTAACTTCACACCTGTAGGACTAGACGCAAGTAACAACCCAATAATTAATGTTCAAGATCCTACAAATGCGCAAGATGCCACAACCAAAAAATATGTAGATGATAACATTGCTGGTTTTCTTAAGACAGATGGTTCTGTACCTATGGTCGGAGACTTTAATGCTGGTGGTAAAAAAATAACTAACGTAGAAACAGCGACACAAGATACAGACGCAGTTAATTTATTACAACTTAATCAAGGTATATCTACTGCAAATACAGCTCAAACAGCAGCAGCGCAATCGGCAACTCAAGCTGAAGGTTTCAAAGATGAAACTAAAGTATTTAGGGATGAAGCTGAAGGTTTTAAAGATAGTGCAGCAGCTTCGGCAACTACAGCAGTTAACTTAGCTCGTAGGTCAATATTTGTAGGTTTTAAAAAGCTAAGTGACGGAACATTGCAAATGACATATAATGAAGCCAGCGATACTACTGTTTACAAAGCAGAAGATTTCGTCCAAAATGGAGGTAGTCATGCCTTCTTTTTAGGCGAAGATGTATTATCCACTACTGCTCCAAATGCTCCTAAGTTTTCGATTTCAAATTATCAAATGCTTAGAGGACATTTAGTTCTTGACATTTAACTATGGCACAAATTGATTTAGGAAAACTCAAGTTTACTTGGAAAGGTACTTGGACTACGCAAACCGCATACGAAATTGATGACGTTGTTGAATTTGAAGGTACGACTTTTATTGTTGTAAGTGATGTACCTAGCAATAATACTACTTCTCCAAAAGAAAATGCTGCTTTTACGATAATGGCTCAAGGGCTTGCATTTAAAGGAGCTTTTAGTGCAAGTATTACATATTTAAAAGGGGATGTAGTTACATATAGCAATCAAACTTTTGTTCTTTTAGCTGGTTCTTTTAACGGAACAAACAGTAGTGCTGTTCCTACAAATGGAACTACCTGGATGTTACTAACACCAGCTCCAGAAAATAATGTTTTAACTACATCTGGAGATTTAGTAGTAAAAGATAAAGATAATACAACAAATACTAGATTACCTGTTGGAACTAAAGGTCAAGTTTTAAGAGTTGCGGAAGCGCCAAACCACGACATTCCAAATGATACAGTTCTGTTTTACAGCAGATTAGTTATAAGCAATACTCATACTGCTACTCTTTTGCATGGTACAGATTTTCCTCCATACGAAACTAAAACTTATGTGGTTACTGTGGCTGCTGCATCTGGAGGAGGCGGTAATAAATTTTATTTAGATGGTGTCGAAGCGCCTTATATATACTTAAGAGCTAACTCTGTTTATATCTTTGACGTATCTGACTCTACTAACGCAACACATATAATGGATTTTGCGGTCAATATATTTAGTGGTTCAGTAGCCTTATCAGACCAGGATGGCAATTACGTTACAAGAGCTGGAACTCCAGGTAGTGCTGGCGCAACTGTAACTCTTAAGATGCCTCCTTACGCAGAAATGGTAACTGGATATTACTGTACTGCTCATAGCAATATGGGTTCAACTATTGACTCAGGACATAACGGAAGTAGTGGATATGGAAATTACTCAGGCAATGTTAATTTACCAACTGTTTATACTAACCATACTCAAAGTGGGCCATCAGCAAGAAAACTTGTTAAAGGTAAGAGCTATACATTCCAGTTTTCTCCTACTGCTGCTCAGAGAAACTACGCTATCAAAGACACAAATGATTCAGCTTACAACCAATACACTATTGGAGGAGCAGTTACAAGCGGTGTAAGTCCAAGCCAGGTAAACACTACAACTACTGTCGGTGGATTCTTTACTTTTACTGTTCCAGAAACAGTAGCAACAAGTCTAGTAATAGAAGATTTTAGTGGCGGTACAGATGGACTACCTTTGCAGATTATTGATAGAACATTCTTACCTACATATACAGGTGGAGATTTTGCAGAAAAGAATGTTTTAACTTCAATTAAAGATAACTATAGAGAAAGAACATCTAACATACTTCAGTTTAATAATTACCCCTGTATGTTTACCAATACATATACAGAGTCTATTAAACCTTTACCAGAGTATTTAAAGAAAGCTGGTCGAGGATTAGGCTATGGAGGGTTTAGTGGTCTTTATAGGCAATATGGATTTTTAGCCCAAAGAGAATATATGGGCGGTGGTAATATGTGGCAAAACGGAAGTTATGATTATACCTATGGTGGCGGTATGGGATATGACGGACAAGATTGTGCTAGTGGTACTAGATGGTTTCCTTCGGCTGGAAGTAGAGTACAAGGCTATAAGTTAAGACAGGCACTTGCTGGTAATCCTGACTATGCTCATTTACTTACAGACTTAAATGGTAACGATTGTGGGATGTTAGACGAAAACGGAAACATCAGGCATAGATTTCCAAGAATTATGCAAGTACATGGAAATAGAAGTATTAAATATTTCTTATACGAAAATGGTATGGTATGGTTTGCTGGATATAACGGATATGGATTAATGGGGGATGGAGGTACTAGGGATAGATGCCCTGCTCAAAGTCCTATGAAATGGTATGACGAAAGTACATCTGAATTAAAAGGCACTAACTATCCAAAAATTAAACAGTTAGTAACTTCTCATGGTCATACTCAAGATACTAGCAGTTACGATTATGGTTCAACTTATGCAGTAGATACTGAAGGCTATCTATATAGTTGGGGTTACAATGGATATGGACAGTTAGGGGATGGAACTACTAACGGAAATTACTACGCAAAGAGAGTACCAAAGAGTGTATTTAATGATGAAAAAATATTGTATGTAATCTGTAGTGGTTATAGATACACACACACTTTAGTTATTACTGAATCAGGTAAGTGTTGGGCGACAGGTTATGGAGATCAAGGTCAGTTAGGTCTAAACAATACATCTTCCAGGAGTGACTTTGCTGAAGTAACAGCAGTTAATGGTTCTCCTTTAAATGGTAAGAAAATAATTCATATCTTATGTAACCAGGATGGGGATGCTGAAGGCAGAACATGGTGGCTTACTGAAGATGGCGAAGTTTACTACGCTGGATATTTCAGAGACTATGGACAGCAGACAGGTGTATATGACTCTAATGGTTCTGGAGGCAATGGTATGCCTAGAATACTTACTAACTCCAGTACTCTATGGAACAGCGATAACCAAAAAGTTATTTATATGGCTGGCACTAATAATAGATATTCAACTTTATGGTTTATTACGGATGGCGGAACTACAGGATTAAGCCAAAAAATATACTCTACTGCTTCTAATTATCATGGAATACAAGGAACTAACATATCGCCTAATAGCCACACTAATGATCCTGCACAGGGCAATGGTTGGTTCGGTGGAGAAATATTGTTCTCTGACTTTGGAGATTACGAAGATGGTGGAGATAACAATAGACCAAACGAAGCTATAGGTAACTGGTCTAGTTTCCAAGATGGTGGTAGCAATGAAAAGAAAATGAAGATAGGAAAGATAGTAGAGATTATTCCTAGAGGTACGCCAGAGAATACATATAACTCTGTTGTTTTAATAGATGAACATGGCTCATTGTTTATTTGTGGCTATTGGAACTACACACCAAGTAGGGCTTCTGAAAATGATAATCAGCACTACATAAGATACCAAGATCATTGGGTTCCATACTTTATTCATTGGCCAGATCAACCAGCACAATGCTTAGAAGGTGGCTTTACTCATACTGGCAATGGTACAGAAAATGGTTGGTTTATTATGACTAAGGATGGCAACGTCTTACAAGGTGGAGACAACTCTTGGTATCAAAGAGGTAACTATAATGATTCTGGTTATAGCTCTACTCCTCCAAGTTGGGCTACACTAGATACAAACGGATAGTACTATGGATCACAGAAAACCTTTCCTGGAAAACAAATCATTATTTACAAAATGGTTTAAGCATGAACTAACTGGTAAAACATCAACTAATGGGATAGGCATGATGGAGAAGGTTGCCAATGATAAAAAAGATGATAATTGGATGAAATTATCTGACCCATATAAGGATGATACTACTGACTTAAAGTATGGAATAGTCGTTGCTGAAGCAAACTTTGATCCTACTAACTGGACTAACGATACTGTTACACTAACGGAAATGACTGCTGACGAACAGGCAGCAGCCAAAAAGATAGTCAATTGGGATGGCTAAAATATACTAGATCTACTTAGCTTTTCTTCTACCCTAGCTCTATAGGCTGGATCTTTTTTGTACTTAGGATCATTCATTGCTTCTTCTAATTGAGCAGTACTCTCGAACTTATCACTTGAATAAGTTGCAGCTCTACCAGAGATTAAGTTAGGTTCGTTACCAACAGCATTTGCGTACCTGGCATGAAGTCCAGCAACAGTTAATTTAACTGTTTCTAAATCTCCGCTAATACCTTTAGAGTAAGCTGCTTTTTCTGCATCAGTTAAGTTATCTCTAGCCCAATACTGCATAGCAGTAAAAGCCTCTTCTCCTCCGTATGTATTCTTAATAGCTACAAGGTCAGATTGCAATACAGTAGCTTCATTCCTTAAACCATTTAAGTGCGCATCTACTATTCCTCTAGGGATGCCAGCCTTCTCCAGCTCTTTGTAATGCTTTTCTGTAATCTCTCCATTCTCTTGCCAGTAATCATTCATCTTTGAATAATCAACTCCAGCTTCTTCGAGGATGTTACCTACTGCTTCTCCATAAATTTCTTGAGCAGTTTGTGGTTCTCCTGGAGGACGTTGTTGGTTAGCTTTTAATTCCTGGTAGGCAGCAAGTAAATCTTCTTGTGACTCGAACTCGCCTCCTATTAATTGTTCGTCCTGGGCTATTGCGTTTTCTTTTTCAAGATCCGCTTCGGCTTGCTTTAGCTCTTCTAATGCAGCTTGATTATCTTCCGATAAGGAAGGTGTACCCTGGTCGGTAATAGTAATTGGATCTGGCATAATAATTTAATTGTTGTTTTTAAACTCCTCAACCATTTCGGGTGTAATAGTAATTTCTCTAGGGAGATCGGGAGAGTCAGTTGTGACTTCCGCTTTACTAAGTGGCGGTTGGGATGTTGCTGAGGTTGGGGAGGGCTGCGTTACCTTGCTCTCCTTCTCCTCCTGGTTGGACTTGGGGACCATAAGGACTACCTGGTTGTGTGAAATTGTCTGCTATTTTGCCAGCAGCAGGGCTTGACATTATATTACCCATCATTTCCTGTTGTTGCATTTCTTTCTGAGCCTGGGCTGCTGCTTGCTGTTCTTCTTGTAACTGCTCAGGAGTCTTAACTAAGTTAGTTACATCAATAGAACTACTTGCTGCTAACCTTCTTAACGCTTCTTCCATATTGATATACTTCTCTATTGTTTCCTTGCCTAACGTATCTGTTGCAGCTCCAATAAAATCAATCAATTTATTTCTGTCGTCTCCTCTACCTACAGCTTCTAAACCTGTAACTGGCTTAGGCATTATTAAATCTTTACCATCTTGACCTTTAGGAAAGTCAGGAATTTTATTTGTTCTTTGCATTATATATATCAACCTACGAACTAAAGGTAGTTGTAGTTCTTGGGTTAATACAGAATACAAACCAGCTAGACTTTCATCTAACGACTCGGCAACATAACGTATCTCTTCGGCTGTAACTCTTTCAGCCTGTCTTTGTACTGCACTATTAAATAAGAAAGCAAACTCTAGCCTGGCTTCGATCCTATCTATAGTATTGTTTGCCAGGCTCATATCATTTAACTTGCCCTGGCTTTGTAAAACTGTAACGTCTTGCGCATTGCCCTGGATGATAGCTCCATTTTCGGCATTGCTTAAGGCTCTTGGCCTCGTAGTGCCATTGGGATTTACCATAAATAAAATTTTACTCATGGCTGCACTAGCCTCCAATACCGCCTGATACAAGTTATCAAGAGCAGAAAGGTCGCCATACCATTGCTCAATGTATGAACGTCCGTAGTCCTCTCCGTCCATTGATTGGAAACGTAGTGGGATGAATGGACTACATTCCCTCGGACTCATACCATTAGTCCCTGGAACTGGTTTACCTTTTACCTCTTGATACCAATGACACTTATCATCTTTGTATTTAACGCAAGTATAAATTTTTACGTCTTTCTTCCCATAATCCTTATCGTATTGCTTTGCATCCGAAGGGGATAGAAAACCTTTCGGAAGTAACTTAGGGTTTACTTCCTCTTCTATTATTATTTCTTCTACGTTACCCATTGGATCTCTGGTAACTGTATATCTTTCAAGGTGCAGTACTCGAATACCAGTTGGGTTTACATATAACAATACATTCCCTGCAATAACTAATTGTTTAAATGCTTCGTACAATGCTGCTCTTGCAGATAATGTTTCGAGCATAGTACCTACTGCTAACTCTACCTTTACGCAAGCGCTATCTAGTTCTGTCTTTTGTTGTGGATCAACGTCCTGGAGTCTTAACGCTAAGTCATCTATCTCTAACTTAAACATACTTGTATTAGGAGGAAAGAGAGATAGCCCTAGCTTGTTAGCAATATTGGCAACCCCTCTAGCTCCTACACTTTGATGGGGAGTAGTAATCCTAGCCCTAGCTGAACCAGAGTATTGTGTATCTGGAAACTCAAAAGGAATAGTAACCTCTGCACACTTTCTAGCTATATCCGCATAAGGATTACGCTTTGCTTTTTGTTGTTCGTACTTAGACGCTACAGTAATTCCTTTCTTCCCCATATCGGAGTAGGACTTACCTGTAAAATCTAAGTCACTTGTTAGTGTGACTTCCATTTATTTAAGGTATTTGTAAACCTGAGCCAGAAAGTAAATCTGTTCTTAATCTCTTTCTGCCATATCCTCTACGCTGTTGCGCAGCTCCTAGCCCTGGATCTCCTCCAGGTATTTCAAGTGCTGCTGCTGGACGTTGAGCTGTTGCCGAAGGTGGCGGAGCAGAAGGAGCAGAAGCAATTTTTTCTTGCTCTGTTTGTCTTGCCTGTTGATCGGCTCTTGTTTGTTCGTACTGCCTCTTTTGTTCAGCGATCTGTTCTCGCTGTACCTTAAGCATTTCGTCCGTTCTATCTGGTGGACGACCTCCGCCTCCGCACATAGCTAACTCCGTAACGTGTTACTTTGCTCATCATAAACGGAAATTAACATTTTTACCACGCTTCTTTGCCCTGCGTTATACCAAATCTGCCTATCTTTAGTATCTATATCTGGACATTTCTCTGGATATATCTCATTTAGTTTCTTAATTAATGCTTCATCAAT